GTCGATCTTTGCCACCTTTGACGTGAGGTATCCTTAATGCCGCGTACTTCCGCCCAGGAACGGGCGGCCGCGTTTTACCGCGCGGACAACACCGTTCGGGAACCACCGAGAGAGTTGTCGCAGCGGGCAAAGGCGATATGGCGTGAAATCGTCAGATCGAAGCCGTTCGACTGGTTCGACGGCGGTTCCTTTGGTTTGTTGGCCGATCACTGTGAGACGCAGGCACGTCTGGAGGAGTGTTGGGTAGTTCTGCGGAAGTTGCCGGCGGGTTGTAACGATGCGCGGGCGATCATGGCGGAAGTGAAGATTTTGCGGCCAAACTTCGGCAGAAGCGCGGCGCTGTTGCGGTTGCCGGTGCAGTACACGGTCGACCGGCGGGCGACGCTGGCCGGCGAGAAGGCGCCGGAGGGGCAGGGTGATGTGCTGATCGGCGGGCAGGCGGCCGAGCGGTTCAGGGTGGTTGGGTGAGTGAGCTCCGGTCTGACCGGATCATCCGTTTTTGCGAGAAGTACCTGGTCGTCCCCGAGGGCGCCGACGTCGGCAAGCCGGTGCGGCTGCGCGAGTGGCAGCGCGACATAATTCGCCAGATCTACGACACGCCGACCCGGCAGGCGATCGTCACGATGCCGCGGAAGCAAGGTAAGACGGCGTTGTGCGCGATGCTGGTGCTGGCGCACGTCATCGGGCCGGAGTCGCAACGCAACAGCCAGGTGTACAGCGCGGCGCAATCGCGGCAGCAGGCGGCGCTCGTGTACGATTTGGCGAGCAAGATGGTCCGCATGTCGCGCGAGTTGTCGGACCCCAACATGGTGGTGTGCCGGGAGCACGCGAAGGAGTTGTTTTCGCCCTACACCGGAGTGCGCTATCGGGCATTGGCGGCGGAGAGCTCGACGGCTTACGGGTTGTCGCCGGCGCTGGTGATTCACGACGAATTGGGCCAGGTGCGTGGGCCGCGGTCGGAATTGTACGATGCGCTCGAGACCGCGATGGGGGCCCACCCGAACCCGCTGAGCATCGTGATCTCCACCCAGGCGCCGACCTCGGGCGACTTGCTCTCGCAACTCATCGACTATGCCGAGACCGGCGCGGACGAGCGGACGAAGTTGATCTTTTTCGGTGCCCCGGACGACGCGGCGCTGGACGATCCGGCCACCTGGCGGCGAGCCAACCCGGCGCTTGGGGATTTTCTGAATTTCGACGAAATTCAAGGGCTCGCCGAGAAGGCGCGGCGGATGCCGGCGTTCGAGGCGAGCTTCCGGAACCTCCACCTCAATCAGCGCGTATCGGCCGACGCAGCGCTGTTCAGTGTCGGCGTGTGGACCGCCAACGGCGCCGAGCCGGACATGGAGGCGTTTGCGGAGGGGCCGGTTTACGGCGGGCTCGACCTGTCGGCGCGGCAGGATCTGACGGCGCTGGTGCTGCTCGCGGAGAAGCCGAAAGGCTACTGGAACGTGTGGTGTCATTTCTGGACGCCGGCCGACACGCTGCGCGAGCGCGCCCAGCGCGACCGGGCGCCATACGATCTGTGGGCCGAGCAGGGCTGCCTGACGGCGGTGCCGGGGGTCAGCATCGACTACGGCTATCTGGCGGCGCGGCTGGCGACGCTGCGCAGCCAAGTGCGGTTCAGAACGATTTTGTTCGACCGCTGGCGCATCGACGAATTGCGCATGGCGTTGCAGGCGCACGGTGTCGGCCAACTTCCGCTCGAGGAATGCGGCCAGGGCTACCGCGACATGGCGGGCGCGCTCGACGCGCTGGAGACGCTGGCATTGCAGGAGCGGCTGCGCCACGGCATGCACCCGGTGCTGACGATGTGCGCCAGCAATGCGACGGTGGTCACCGACCCGGCGGGAAACAGGAAACTGGAGAAGGCGAAATCGTCCGGCCGCATCGACGGCATGCAGGCACTTGCGATGGCGGCCAAGGGCGCCACCGCAACGACGGCACCGATGTTCGACCACAGGACGATGGTCGCGTAACCGCGGCTGGCTGCATCTGACGGCACCCAAGGCGCCTCCGTGCGCCTTTTTTCATTCGGACAAACGGCATGGACCTGATCCGCAAACGCGAGGTTGCGGCGCCGCCCCCGGCCACGGACCCGCGCGAGTTCGTCATGTCGGATGGCAGCGTCGACCGCATGGGCGACGTGATCGAGCCGGACGGCTGGCGGCTGGAGCGTTTTCACCGCAACCCGGTAGCGCTGTTCAACCACAACCCGGAGTTTCCGATCGGCACCTGGCGCGACGTCGCGGTGCGCAAGGGGAAACTCACCGGCCGGCTCGAGCTGATGGAGCCGGTGTCGTACCGGCTGAAGGAGCTGCACGAAGCGGTCGAGGCCGGCGTGCTGCGCGCCGTGTCGGTCGGGTTCCACAGCGACAGTTTCGAGCCGCTCGGCAAGTCCGGCGGCGTCCGGTTCACCGAGGCCGAGCTGGTCGAGTGCAGCTTGGTGTCGGTTCCCGCAAACCCGAACGCACTGGCGATAGCCAAGGCGCTCGGCCTCTCCCGCGAGACGCAGGGCCTGATCTTCGGCGAGCGCGCCTTTGATGAGGGTCGGTCCGCTCCTCGCGGTTCAACCGGCGAGCCAGCCAGGGACGACAATGCCAAGACAGGAAACCGAACGATGCTTTACAGTGAGCGCATCGAGAGCGCGCAAAAGGAAGTCGTGACACTGCAGGACCAGTTGGCAAGCCTGCCGGATGCCGAGGACGTGGCGCGGGTCAGTGACCTGACGGCACGCATCGGCGAGGTGAAAAACAAGATATTCGCCTGGACCGAGGCCGAGAAGGCGCTCGGCGAGAACGCGCCGATCACGGTGCCGAAGGATCGGATCACGGTCTACTCACCGGCACAACCGTTGCCCGCGTCGGCGCCGAAAGCCTGGGCGCAACCGAAGCGCAAGGCGGCCGAGCCGGGCGACTATGTGATCCGGCACTTTTTGGCGAAGACGCTGGCTTTTGTCACCAAGCGGCCGGCCGAGGCAATACTTGAGGAGCACTACGGCGCGCACGGCGACTACGAGGCAACCCGCGGCGTCCACGAGTGGATCACGCGGGCCGCCACCGCGCCGGCGACGACCACGACCGCGGGTTGGGCGGCCGAGCTGGCGGTGACCGGCCAGGGCGAGTTCGTCAATCAGATCATGGCCGGCTCGGTGTTTCAGCCGGTCGCATCGCGCGGCATGCAGATCACGCTCGGCCGCTACGGCCAGATCAGCATGCCGACACGTGTGGCGACACCCACGGTGGCGGGGAGCTTTGTGCTCGAGGGCAGCCCGATTCCCGTCAAGCAGGCGGCGTTCACCACCGTGTCGATCGGGCTGAAAAAGCTGGCGGTGATCACGTCCTACACGCGCGAGATCGCCGAGCACTCGACACCCGAGATCGAGATGATCCTGCGCCAGCTCATCGTCGACGACACCGGGATCGCGGTCGACACGGTGTTTATCGACAACGTGGCGGCGACCTCGATCCGCCCGGCCGGGATCAGGGCGGGCATCGCCGGTCTGACACCAACGGCGGGCGGCGGGTTCGCGGCGCTGGTGGCGGACGTCAAGGCGCTGGTCGGGGCGCTGGCGACGGTCAACGCGCTGCGGCAGCCGGTGTGGATCATGAACCCGGTGCAGCAGATCGCCATATCGCTGACGCAAAATGCCGGCGGCGATTTTCCGTTCCAGGCCGAAATCAACGGCAATCGCATGCTCGGGTATCCGGTCGTCGTGTCGTCGACGGTGCCGGCCGGGATGGTGATCCTGATTAACGCCGACGATCTGATGGTGGTGCAAGGGGATAGCCCCAGGTTCGATGTATCGGATCAAGCGACTCTGCATTTTGAGGACACGTCCCCGTTGCAACTGGTAACGGGAGCCCAGGGGAGCGGAGTAGTCGCCAGTCCGAGTCGCTCACTTTTTCAAACCGACAGTCTCGCCCTCCGCATGATTCTACCAATGAACTGGGCGCTCTTGCGCACCGGCTCGGTGGCATGGGTGACGGGCGTCACCTGGTGACATGGCAGCTCGCAGATACGGTTGGCGAACGCCAGGCAGACGTCTCGCCCGGCGGCTCGTTACAAAGGAGGGCACCAATGCAAGCGATGCAAAGCAACCTGACGGAACAGCAGCAGGCCGCGAGGTCGGACTACGACCAGCAGAAGGAGCGGCGTGCGGCACTCACGAACTTGACGCTGCGGGTGACCGAGAGCGCGGTGCCGGCGCCGACTCAGGAGGAAATCGACCTGACGAAGCTCGGCCTGTTGCACCCGGACGAGAAGAGCCAGGGCGCGGCGCCGGAGATGCCGGCCGTGGCCGCGCAACAGGAGTACCTCGCCTCGGGCGAGGGTAGGATGGAGCCGGTCGAGCGGAGAGACGCGAGGACGCCGCCGCCGCCGGCACACCGGCCGCAACCGGAACAGCGCCCGGCCGAACGCAACGTGCCGCGCCCGCCGGACAGCGACAAGCGCTAGATGGCGATTGCCTGGGGCGGGATGCTGCAACGCATCCTGCGCCCCGGGTCCAAGCATCGCTTGGACCGAGCCAAGGCCGCGCCCGTCACGCTGGCGACGGGCGGCTACATCCCGCCCTCGTGGCCGGCGAACTTCTGGCAGCTCGGCTACGACCCGCTCCGCGTCGGAGGCGGCGCGATCGTGCATTCGTGCATCGCGTGCTACAGCCAAACCGCGGCGATGTGCCCGCCGGCCCACTGGCGCTCGACCGGCGACGGCGGGCGCGAGCGGGTGACGAACTCGGCGCTATCGCGCGTGATGGTCAAGCCGAATGCGTACCAGAGCGGCTCGGACTTCGTCCTCAATCTGGTCGGCGCGCTGTACAGCGACGGCAACGCATACGCCTATGCGACGCGCAACAACCGCTACGAGGTCGCCGAGCTGCACCTGATGAGCAGCCCGTCGTGCGGCGCCTGGGTCGCCGGCAACGGCGAAATCTTCTACTCGATCGCCGGCAACCCGGTCGTCGAGCGCCTGCTGACCAAGGAAGCGGCCAAGGCCGTCCCGGCGCGCGATGTGCTCCACATCAAGCTCGATGCGCGCGATGGGGATCCGCTCAAAGGCGTGCCGCCCCTGACCAACGCGATGCTCGATATCGCGGCGAGTAACAGCATGGTTCGCCAGGCGCTCGACTTCGCGCAGAACTCGGCCAAGCCGTCGGGCGTCCTGACCACCGACCAGCAGCTCGAAAGCTGGCAGACGGCCGAGATCCGCCAGGCGTGGCTCGACCGGACCACCGGCGCCAATGCCGGCGGCACGCCGATTTTGTCGTCGGGGCTCAAGTGGCAGCAAGTGTCGTCCACATCGAGGGACGCGCAGCTCGCTGAACTCCTGCAGATCGCGGATGGGCGGATCGCCACCGCGTACCGCATCCCGCTGCCGCTCCTGTCGCTCTGGGGAGCGCAGATGCAGGCGGGCGGTGAGGACCAGATGCGCTTCTGGGTGAGCGGTGCGTTGGGGTTCTCATTGAACCACGTAGAGGACGCGATCGGCCGGTTCTTTGGCCTGGCGGGATACCCGAACGAGTATCTGGAATTTGATACTGCGGTCCTCTTGAGGAGCAACCAGAAGGACCGCGTCGCGGCGCTGGCGCAAGCGGTGCAGGGCGGGATCTATTCGCCGAACGAGGCGCGGGCGCTCGAAGACCTGCCGGCGGTGGAAGACGGCGACTCGCCGCGGGTGCAGCAACAAGTCGTCCCGCTCGAGGCGTGGTCGCAACCGCCTCCCAGTTCGCCGCGCCCGGATGCGCCGGGAGCACCGCCGGGGCCGGATGCGCCGGCCGCCAATACGAACGAGCCGCCGGACATCGAGGCGGCCAAGAGCGCCGGAGTAGCCGCGATGCGCAAAAGCTATGCCGGCGCTTGACGAACTCGCCGCCTCGCTCGGCGGCGAACTCGGCGCCATCGCCGCGCGCATCGAGCGCGATCTGATGCTGCGCTTTGCGCTGGAGGCCGAGCGGCTGCGGGCGCAAGAGGCCGAGTTCGAGCTGCGCGTGGAGCGTGCCGTCGCCGAGAAGCTCGCGACGCTCAAGGACGGCGAACCGGGGCCGCCAGGGGAAAGCATCGTCGGGCCGCCAGGCCCGCCGGGCGAGAGCATCGTCGGGCCGCCGGGAGCAGACTCGACAGTGCCAGGCCCGCCGGGTGAGGTGCCCTACGCCGGCGAGGTGTGCGGTCTGTTCGACCCGGAACGGGAATACCGCAAGTACGACCTCGTGAGCCTGCACGGGGTTGAGTGGCGCGCGAAGTGTGACGGCCCGGGGCCGCTGCCGGGCGATGGTTGGGCGCAGACGGCAGCAAAAGGCGAGCGCGGAAAGCGGGGCGAAATCGGCCCGCGGGGCGAGCGCGGCATGCCGGCGGCGAGCATCGCGGAGTGGCGTGTGCGCGACTACCGCGCCGTGCCGGTGATGAGCGATGGCAGCATCGGGCCGGCGCTCGATCTCAGCACGCTGTTCGAGCAATATCACACCGAGGCGGCCGAGTGAGACCGCTCTACACCACCGTCGTGACGCCGGCGCTCGAGCGCAACCTGGTCAGCCTGGACGATTTGCGCGAGCAGCTCCGCGTGCGGCCCGGCGACGTCGCCAACGATGCGTGGCTTACCAAGGTGATCGCGCGGGCGAGCCTGGCGGCAGAACGCTACTGCAACCGCATATTCGCACTGCAGACCTACCTCGACACGTTCGCGGGCAATGTCACCGGACTGACCGGCGAGCCGCTGATGCTCAGCCAGGCGCCAGTCGATCCGGAAAGCCTCGAGGTGACGCTCGATGGGGCCGGGTTGGTTCAGGGCGACTTCGCGCTGGAGCCGCTCGCGGGGCATCTGTGGCGCATTACCGATCCGCGCGCCTGGGTGGTTGGGGCCGGGTTGTCGGTCGTGTACGACGCCGGGTTCGACGTGATCCCGGCCGACGTGCAGCAGGCGGTGCTCGACCTTTGCACGATGGAATCCTCGGCGCGCGGGCGCGACCCGATGCTGCGCGCCACCGAGTCGCCGGGCCTCGGGCGTCAGGAGTTCTGGGTCGGCGGCGTGCCGGGCGGCAGCCTGTTGCCGCAGGACATTGCCTCGCTCCTGAACCCGTACCGGCGCGGCATGGTCGGATGATCTCGGCGCGCGACACGCTGATCGGCGCCAAGATGGATTTGAACGACACCCGGCTGCGGGTGCGGCTCGACACCATGCCGGAGAAGCTGCGCCGGCGGTTGGTTGCGACGATCGGCCGGTTGACCAACGAGCTCCTGCACAAGGTCGAGGCGCGCGAGCCGCACCGCACCGGGCGGTTGCGCTCGCTGACCGAAGACTACGTCGACGACAACCGGATCAAGAATTTCGTGCGCGGGCGGGTGCGGGTGCTGCGGCTCCGTGAGCACAACACCGCGGCGGCGGCCGGGGCGCTGGAGTACGGCAGCACCGGGAAGAGGTTTCCGGTCAGCGGCTACGTGCGTCGCGGCGCGCGTGTGCGCGGCTACCAGCGGGCCGGCGGCATCACCGAGATGCGGTTTCTGCGCGGTCCCGCCGCGGCGATGCTGCCCAAGGCGCGGGCCGAGCTGCGGCGGGTGCTGCAGGATCTCTGAAGGACTGACATATGCCATTGGTTGTGCTCAACGGCCCGAGTATCGCGGCCGGTCAAAGCCTGTCGTCGGGGCTCGACTGCACGAGCGGCCGGCTGGTCCGTATCACGATGCCGCCAGCGTGGACGGGGGCCAACCTGAGCTTTCAGATATCCACGGACGGCGCTTTCTATAACGACCTGTTCGGCGTCGATGGGACCGAGGTGATCATCCCGGTCGTCGCGGGAACGGCGGTCGTGGTGGCACAGCTCGGCGCCGCGCTCGAGGCGATCCAGTTCCTCAAGCTGCGTTCCGGTTCGCGCGGCTATCCAGTCACCCAGCCGGCGCAACGGGACTTCGCGGTAGCAGTCGAGACCGCCGCCGCGCGATGAACCGCGAGGCCATCGTCGGCGCTCTGTTGGGTAAACTCAGCGGGCCGCCTCTGGTGGTGCCGTTCACCGCCGACACCACGACAGGATCGGCCACGCTGGCCAATGTCAGCAGCACCACCGGCCTCATGGTCGGGATGCCGGTGGCGGGGGATGGTGTCTCGGACGGTGCGACGATCGCCACGGTGTCGCCCGAGGTGACGCTGTCATTGCCGGCAATAGCCGGCCGCACCGCGGCGCCGCTGCTGCAGGGGTTTCAGACGATCGAGCGGCGGCTGCGCGACCCGAACGCCGAGCAGGACATGCCGGCGCTCTACCTGGTCGAGCTGAACGAACTTCACGGCTACCGCGAATCGACGCGCGCGATGCTGGTCGAACTGAACTGCGAAGCGTGGATCTTTACGCGGGTCGGCGCGGATCAGAATGCCGTGCCGGCCGGGATGCTCAACACGCTGATCGACGCGGTCGAGCGGGCGTTGGCGGCTGGGCCGACAGGCTTTCGCCAGAACCTCGGCCTCCACGGCGTGCACTACTGCCGCATCGAAGGCGAGCTGCAGAAAGATCCGGGGCACTCGGCACAAACCGCAATGGCGGTGATCCCGATCAAGATTGCCGCGGCGCAACATATCGACAACGTACCGGCTTAGGAGTCTGCCTATGGCAACAGCGACGATCAATATCGGCGCAAATCCGAACATCGAAGGAACGCTGAAATTCGTCGGGGCAAACGATATCGGCCCGCAGGTCGAAATGACCCTGACGAGCGTGCAGTTCGGACCCGCCGCGGCGCTCAATTTGATCGGCGACGAATACGGGCTGATCGAACTCGAGGGGCGGGTGCTGCTGGTCGACGGCAGTTTCGGCATCATGACCCACCCGGACGACGCTTTGGTTTCGCCGAACGTCCTGGGCTATTACGTCGGGACCGGCCTCGTCTCATGGCAGGCGGCCGGCGATTCGACATTTGCCGAACTCGGCAACTGCAACAGGTTCGAGTTCGAGCAGACGATCGAGCGCCTCGACCACATGCAGCACATGAACGGCATCCGGTCGCTCGATTATTCGCCCATCGTGCAGCAGAGCGCGGTTGTCCGGCTGACGCTCGATGAATGGACAGTCCCCAACCTGCAAATGTACCTGCTCGACGTCGCGGCAGTCGTAGTGCCCTGATGGTCTCGCTGACGGACATCGTTCCGCAGACGCGCGAGGTCGAAACCACCCACGGTACGCTCACACTGCGCGGGTTGGGGTTGCGGCACATCGCGGAGTTGTTTCTACGGTTTCCCGAGGTGCGCAAGTTCTTCTCGGCCGGAGCACCCGAAATCGACGTGGCGGTGCTGCTCGCCGAGGCGCCGGACGCGATAGCCGCGATCATCGCCGAGGCCGCCGGGCAACCTGATGCGGCCGAGCGGATCGCCGAGGCGTTCTCGCCGGACGACGCGGCGGCCTGCCTGCTCGCGGTGCAGGAACTGACCATGCCCGCCCCTTTTTTCGATCGGCTCGGCGCCCTCCTGGGCAACGGCGCCGCAAGCGGGCGCCCCAATGGCAGGGCGGCGGATATGAGTTCGCCGCCGCCGCCGAGTACCTGATCGCTGCGGGACACCCGCCGGATCACGTCATGGGCTACACGCCGCGGATGATCGCGGCGTTCGCCATGATCGCCGCGGACCGGCGCCGCCGCGAGCTCGCCGAGCAATTCCAGATCCACGTCGTTGCCGCCCAGGGTGGCAAGGACGCCATCAAAAGCACGCTGAAAGAGTTGTCCGATGCCGGATAATCTGACGGTCGAAATCAGCGCCAACAGCGGCAAGTTCCGCGCCGAGCTGACGCTGCTCCAGAAACAGCTGCGCGATGTCAGAAAAGACCTCGCTGCGGCGGCGAATGCCGGCGATACCGCGGAGGTCAACCGGCTCTCCCTCGCTTATGAAAAGCTGGCGGCCCAGATACGCGGCACGAGCCGCGCGCTGTCGGCGCAGAATAGAGCGGTATCGGAGACTTCGAGAAACTGGTCGGAACTAGGCATCGGTCTGAAAGAGGCGGCAACCGCATTCCTGGCTCTGGAAGGCGTGCGAAAAGTCGTCGATATATTCCGCGACGTCACCAAAGAACTTACCGAGATCCGCAACACGGCAAAGGCCGCGGCGCTGTCGCCTGGCGACGTAAAGGTTTTCCAAGAGGTCGTCCAGGATACTGGCGAGAGTGCGGACGGCGCGCGCCAGGCGCTCGTCCACCTCACCGATCAGATCGCACAGACCCGTATCAAGTCGAAGGGCTTCGGCACGGATCTGGCCACCGGCGTCAATGTCATGCGCGGTTCGATTGGCGATGCCGTCGACTCGGTCAAAACCCTGCGCGGCAGTATGGGGGGCGGCAGTGGGTTCGGCGTCGAGGTCAACCGGGGTGGACAGAAGGCGGCGAAAAGCGTCGAGGAACTGTCGGCTAAAATTAAGGAAAACGCCGCCGAGTTCTCGACGAACCGCGAGCGCATCCAATCGGTGTTCGAGCAACTCGGAGAATTACGGAAGCGGGACGCGGAGCTGGGAACAGCGGTCGGCGTCGATCTGCTCGGCAAAAAGTATGCGTTGTTTGCCGAAGCGATAGACCGCCTCGGCAAGGCGAATGCTTGGGATGAGGTAAAACAGCAGCTCCAGGCGCAAGGCCGGCTGCCGTCCGACGAAGCCATAAAGCGGGTGGAGGACTACAACAAGGCAGTCGACGATCTCGGGGACTCGTTTGAAAAGCTCAGGTTAGCGATTGCGCTGCCGTTGTTGCCAAGTGTCGCCGCCGGTGTCGCGAAGCTCGCGGAGATGGTCGAGAACTTCGACACGCTGAAGGCGAAGTACGAGAGCTTCCGCGATATCAGCGGGCTGGCGGCGATCGAAGAGAATATCGCCGGGCCGATCCGGCGCGGGATCACGAGCGCGCTCGATGCGCTGCGGCAATTCGGGCTCGACATACCGGGGCCGATCGGCGCCAGCTTCACGGTGCTGGCCGACCTCATCAAAGTTAGCGTTGACGTGATCACCGGCGATCTCAGCGGCGCTCTCAACGATTTTAAAACGCTATCGAGCGATGTGTGGACTGCTGTTACCGGGCTTGTGACCGGGTTCGGCGACGCCATCAAGGGAGGCATCACCCTGGTCGGCTCGCTTATCGACTGGGTGGGTAAGCTCGCCAGCAGCATCGCTAATCTGCCGTCATCATTGTTTGGCGGCATCGGAACCGCACCCGCAGCCGTCCCCGGAGCCGTCTATGCCGCGGGAGGCCATGTGCGCGGCCCCGGCAGCGGCACGTCGGATTCGATCCTCGCGCGTCTCAGTAACGGCGAGTTCGTGATGCGCGCGGCTGCGGTGCG